CCCCAGTTTACGCAAAATAGTCCGTTGGAACTTGCTCGTACCATTTTAAATAATAATGTCATGACAGTTTTGAAGGCTGATGTTGACAGTAAGGGTAAGCAGAAGATGGATGCTAGGCTTATTATAGGCACTTCCAATGAGAAAAGCCTGATGGCCAAGTTATATTCAATCGAGCCAGCATCTGTTTTGCGCAGGTGGGATTGCATTGTTACTGTTACAGTGAGGCCTGAATATTTGATACCGGGGACCAAGATGCTTGATCCAGCCAAGATTGATACCTCAATATATCAAGATAAGTGGTTATTCGATGTTGAGTCAGCTCATGCCGTCACCCGTCCTGGTGGCAAAAGCGTGAGTTACAAACCACGCTTGGATGAGGATGGTAATAGCATGATGGGTATTAGCCAGAGTAAACTCTTTGAGTTTATTAAGTGGGACTCTTTGCAACAGAGGGTGCGTCAAGAGGCACTTGTTGCTAGCAACGATGATGTTTATACTCACAAGTTGTGTCCTCATGGAAATTTACCCAAGATTTGTTCACCTTGCAATGTTGACATACAACCAGAAAGTTTTAGAACCGCCATTTCTAGTGTTATGCCTAAGATTGGTTTTCCCGAGATGGCATACTACAACGAAAAGTGGTTGCGCATCTATCAGTACCTGTCACAGGTGTTTGTTCTTGACCAGATTCTTATTCTGTGTCAAGGATATTTGAAAGATCAGGTTTCCAAGATTTGGTGGAATATAGTCAAACTTAGCATTTTTGCTTGGTCTATTGTTTTTCTACTAGTCTTTTATATGACGCGCTGTTATTGGATTGGTGTGACTGTGAGTTCTGCTTGTGCATTTTTCGTCTTTATGTTTATGTGTGCGACTCATGCCCATTGTATTTATGTACAGGGGTGTGATATAGCCCTTAGTGTTACACGCACGGCAAATACATTCAAGCTGGCAGCACTGTTTGGTTGCTTCATTTCCATTCTTGCGAGCATTAAAGTGTGGTACAGATGGTCAGGTCTTGCAACACAAAGTGATCGAGTTGAACCAATGAAACCTGATGCCATTCTTAAGATCAACAGATGGCCTAAGGCAGTCCGCAATATTGTGGAGGTTGGTCATCAATGTGCTACATCCACTAAGAACCAAGTACAAGCAGCGATTGTCAATTCAATTGCACATGTCACCTTTCACCTTAAGGACATTAACAGTGGGAAAGAATTTCTTGAGCACTGTAACATCTTCCCCCTTAGGGGCCATTATTGGCTCTGTAATTGGCATGTCTTGCAGCATGATATTATTAAGATATCTGGAATTCGTCTACCTACCACTACGGGCCCTGCTAAGAGGAGTTTTTCATGTGAGATAGTGCAAAAGGCTAGAATCGTTTCAACGTCATATGATTCCAATGACTTGGGTGTTTTTATGATGTACGGGGCTGGTACTCAAGCTGATTTCACATATCTTTTGCCCAATAGTTATCCTAAAGGGCACAAGGCGTGTCGTTGGATATATAGGAATTCTAGCGGTATAATTGAAAGTCAGGACATCAATGTTACGTTGGAAGAGGTCAATGATGTCAAAGACATTGGTAAGTATTGGGGTGCCAAATTTGTGTCTGACAAACCTACAGCTAAAGGTCAGTGCATGGCGCCAATGATGTCTCTTGACACTCCTCACTATCTAGTTGCTTTCCATAGTGCAGGAGACACAGGCAAATATGTGGGTCGTGGTCATTGTTTGTTGCGATCGGAGATCATTGCCACCATTGAGAGTATGCCTGATAGTGTTTTAAAGTTCGAGGCCGCCAGCAAGCGCGAGCTTTGTACGGGGCCTTTTTCCATTGTTGGTGATCCACACCGTAAGTCACCTTTTAACTTTATGGATGT